ATTAATTCCCTCACTAATAATGCCATCATCATCAGTTATTTGTCCACTTTGAATATTTCTTTCAACTAAATTAATAGTCCATTTTTTAGGTGTAGATTGAAGTTTGCAGTTTGATCCAGCTGGTATAACAGAAAGAGATATTTTGTCAGTTGTAAATCCAACTCCACCTTGAATTACTTTAACTTCTGACAGTAATCCCTGACTGACTATTGGAGTTAATATTAGACCTCTACCAATACCAGAACCACTTAATTCTAAATCTGGAACAGAATTGTATCCAGTACCAGAATCCAAAACAAGAACCTCAGTTATTCTTCCATTAGAAATTATCGGTTTTAACTGTGCTCCAGATCCACTATTAAGTCTAAAAGATGGTTGTCTATTGAAATTAATAATCTCTTCTGATCCGTAATTAGATCCGCCAGATTGTAAAAATACTGATTTTATTTCTCCCCTGAAAACTGGTTGTAGAACGGCGTCAAATGTTTGTCCAGTTCTGGTAGAAATTCCAACAACTCCAGATACTGATATTGAAATTGGTTGGTGATTGAATATATGATTGCCAGATCCGGAGTTGGTAAAGTCAATGTACTGTTTTGTTTTAAAATAAAAATCTTCATTTATAGTTGTTATTCCAACAGAAGAAAGTTTGAAATTATTTTCATCAACAACTGTTACATAATATTTTGATCCCGAAGTTAAGTTTCCAACAGGTACAGAAGTTGATTCGTAAACAATAACTTCTCCAGTGTTATATCTGTGATTTTGCGCATTTATAAGATTTGATGATGTATTAATTCCCGAAGAAGAAACTACAATTTTTCTATTTTTATACCCAGATCCAGTATCAGAAATGTTAATAAAAGTTATTTTCTTTTTCTCATTTACAGAATCAAATTTTTGAACGCCAACACCATAAGATGTCAAATTAATTGTATTAACACCAACAATAGCATCATCATATGTGTTGTGAACTTTTACAGTATAAGAATCTTGAATAGAAAGATAGTATATTGAGTTTGAAACAAGTCCACCTACTACCTGTTGACCTTCAGATTTATAAATTACCTTTTCTCCATCGTCGAACTTATGATATGAAGAAAATCCAATAGTATTATTGGATAAATTAACTAGTCCAGCAGAACCTACTGAATTGAATAATGATGAGTGCTGGAAAGATCCAAGATTAGCTTTTGCTTTCACTCCAGTACCATTTCCACCCTTTATTGTGATGATAGGTTCACTAACATAGTTAAATCCTCCATCAATAATATCAATTCTGGTTAAACTTCCTTCAACTTCACAATATCCAGTAGCTCCAACACCAACATCATCAGATATCTCTAATACTGGAGGATTGATAACGTCATAATTTTGACCTGGAGAAATTACATCAATATTTTCTATTGGACCATAAAAGATAGAATCTTTGGATTTATAATTTAAAATTTCTACACCATTAACCAAAATTCCAATTGGTCCCGGATTAGTTGGATTCTCTATTTCTGAATATTTTTGACTAGAAATATTTCTAATTAACTTTTGTGGTTCTAGTTTTTGATTGGAAAAATCATTAAACTCCAATTTGGCATTAGTTACTGTGCCAATAATTTCAATAAATTTTGAACTATAAAGATTAGATCTACTACGAGAAAGTTTTACATTTGTATCAGAAATTCTCTTAATATAATAAATTCCATCTATAAGATTTAATGATCCATTGGTTCCATTTTTATATAATACAGAATCTCCAGTGTAAAAACCATGTTTTCCGATATTAATTTCTTCACTATCAAAAGTTCCGGAAAAAGTTACAGATCTATCTCTAATTGTTAATGGTTGATCTAGATATGTTGGTAAAGATGGGGAAGCTACATAATATGAACTAGAATAATCTCCATAAACATTTTGTACATTCGTTGCATATATGTTTGTTTCTGGATAGTTTGTTGAACTTACTTTTGAAAGTACTTTTTGAACTCTATACTTTTTACTTATATCAAACTGACCCTGACCCTTTATTGAAAAAGATTTGGGATTTGAGACTTCAGATACTATTGAAATTATGGTAGTGCCATCATTAAATATTAACTTTACAGAATCTCCAATTATAAAATTATTATCGTCAAAAGTTACTACTCTATATGTGTAATTTGAAGAATCTATTAATGCAATAGAATTTACATCATATGTTGTTGCAATGTTAAAGAACCAGTTATTTGCAACAACATCCGTAGAGTCTATACCAAGAGTTTTAATTTCAATTAAATCATTTTCATTAAAATATCTTGTATCTGAGTTTAAATTAATATCCGATAATACTCCACCAATTCTAACCTTCACTACGTTTTCTGTACCTATTCCAGAATAACCATATGCATAACTATCAATTCTTAATTCCTGTCCGGAAGAAATAATTTGATCTATTCCAGAACAATTGTAAAATTGAGTTAGTGATTTAGAATCATAATCTATACTTACAGAAGTTCCATTATCTAAATCAGCGACTAAAGATCCTTTAGAAGGAAATCCCACAGTAGAATCAACATCTAAAACTGTAGAACCAATAGAAACTGTAGTAACTAATTTTGTTTTGGGGTGAATTGAAAAAGTTCCAAAAATAGATCCGGAAACATTTATATCCTTATTATATTCATAATCTAAACTGATGTTATAATAATCCTTTCCGTTTCTTTGAATTTTTCTTACATTATTGATTGAGCCATAAGCTTTGGAAAAGTTATCTGTTTCATCCTGAAACAGAGTTCTATTCAACAAATCAAGAGGATTGCCCTCGATAGATTCTACAACAAGGTCACGAGTAACTCTATATTGTGCATTTGATGGAATAAAAAGATAATCTCGGGGTTTTATTAACTCTACATCTTCTCCATAAAGTGCTCTAAACAATATTTCAAAAGACTGATCGGTTCCTTTTGAAGAATAAAAATCTTTTGATTGTTTAATAAAGATATTTTGGTTTACACCAGAGTACAGTTCTCTATCTTCAAATCCAGGAGTAATTTGAATCTTTACTTTTTTAATGAATTCTTTAAGAAAAAGAATACTCAGATTTTTAACAGTAGATTCTGAAACATGTTCTTCAATTGAAGATTCTGAAAAAACTAATGTATCTGGGGATACCTCGCTTTTATACGAAGTAAAACCACTAAATCCTCTTACACAATTTAAAAATGATGTTTCCGTTTTATTTGTGTAAGTAATTATTTCGTTATCAATTTGAATTAATCCATATGAATCTGGAAACCCTAATGTAGAATCAACATTGATTGTATCATCTGCAAATCCAACTGTTGATGTTGTTTTTGTCGAATCTATAATATTAGTTAAATTTTCAACTTTTACATATTGGTCGATATTTTGTAAAATATCTAAAGTCCCACCTTCATTTTCCAATGATACATAATATTGTGATAAAAATTCCCCAAATAATGGAAAATCTTCTCTTATAAAAGAAGGAAGCTGATTTTCTACGATTGAACTAATTTTGATTCGAGTATTTACCATTTTTATAATCTTACAAGGTCTCCGTTAGTGTAGCTTGATGTAACCGTATAAGTTGATCCAGATATATCTGAACCAGATGAAATTTCATCAGACACCATATTTAAAGTGCTCTTACTAATATCTAGTTGCAAATACAAATCCTGTAATCCAATTACATCGTTTGATTTGGGAATCGCTGCAATTTCGATAATTGGCTCACCTCCAATATTTTTTACTGTGGAGAGAATAGTAATTGGATTTAAAAGAATCTCCCCCTTAACATAATCTATAGTTCCAATATTCTTTCTTCTAATTGTTGGTTGGGTTGTGGATACAACAGAAAATAAGAACATTGATCCAGTCAAACCATCTGGATTTGGAGTATCTCCAAAGTAGACAGTTTCACTAATTCCATTTACAGTGAACCCAGAAGACTTTATATTGTATCCATCAATATTTTTCACATGAAATTCATTTCCATAACAAATTTCATATTCAGCTGGTTGATTTAATGCTGCACGAAGGTCTCTTCTTATTTGAATTTTTGTAATATTAGATGTTATAGATTCATGACTATCATCTATAACTTTCTGATACTTACTATACTTAAATCTTGCTCCATATTTGTTTAATTCTGTTGAATTTGCATAACTATTGATATTATTTAATATAATAGATTTTACAAAATCTGGAGTTGGGGCAAGATTTGTATTGTAGTAAGCTGTAGTATTAGTTTCAATAAAGACATATTTTAAGTCTAAAATTTCAGGAACAATTCCTGCAACTGAATATTTTTTTAGTTTATTTTTTAAATTATCTTTTGTACTATTGGGAACAAATTGTCCATTGAATGGTTTTATAGTGATAAAGACTTTACCATACTGTGGTGGATTCAAATCTTCTCCACCAAATACTGAAACTGATTGAGTTTCTGGATAAATTATGGGAATTAATGATTCATAGTCTGATGCAGTTACAGCTCTATTTTGAGATGCATAGATTCTAGGTGCATAATTTTTTATAGAATCTATTGATTCAATTTCTTTTCCACCATCAGAAGCAATATTTGTCGTGATTAAAGAAATTCCAGTAGTTACTGAAATTCCATTGTTATCCAATATTCTTCCATTAAAATTAAATGAAGAAAGTCCATTTGCAGAAGATCCATTCGTCACCGCATATGAAGCTTCAATATAATTCAATGATTGAAGTTTTTCTCCAAAAACACCATCACCAAAAATTAGTTCATATCTCTGATCTTCAATTTCCTGAATAAAGAAAACTCTAGAGGAATCGTTTACCGAAAGTAAACTATTGGATAATGAAAACTTTCTAGAATTTGTACTGGATTGAGTATCTCTAATAATAACTCTAAGTAAAGATGTATCAATATTTGGGTTTGAAAGAATATATTTTTGTGGAGGTGCTGGGTTTTCAGATTTTACTGTAAAATTATCTACAATATAAGTTCCTTCGTAAATGTTAATATCATCAAAAAAGGCAATTCCATTAACAACTGGAGTTGTAATATCTGCAGGTATTATAAAAGTATAACTATCTCCACCAAATGCATTAGTAGAACATACTGTGCCCTGTTTTAAGGTCAAAGTTATTGGATTTGTTTGAAATCCAGTAGTGTCAACAAAAAAAGAAATATTTGCTTTTGCTGCTGTTCTTGATCTTGGAACATATCCAATGTTTCGTGCAAGAGAAACTACATTCTCTCTAAGAGTTGCACTATCAATAAAAACCTCATTGCTAATCATATTAGCGTTATATGAGGAAATATATGTATTATATGCTAACGTATCTATTAAAACGGATAGGTTAGATCCCTCAAAATCGTAGTCAGTAAAATTTGAATTCGATCTAAGGTAATCCTTAATCGAAGTTTTTATCTGATCGAAGTCTAGGTTTGTAAAATTAACTAATGGCATTATCGTGTCGGCTGTAATGCGAATGATAACTGTTGAGATAATACATCAATTCCAACAATATAATAATTGATAGTTACATAAAATTCATTGTTTTCATAATTTGGAGCAACTGTAACATCAATTAATTCAACTCTTGGTTCATAATTATTGATTGTATTTTCAATTTCGTCTCTAATAATAGATGCAGAAATATCATCAATGTTCTCGAATAAAGACCTAGACACTCTAGATCCAAGATTTTCATTAAAAAATCTTTCACCCGGAAGGGTAAATACAAGATTTCTTATAGAACGAGCAATTGCCGTTTCATTCTTGATTGCAATCAAATCCGAATTCAGAGGATTAATCTGAAAGGACATGCTTAGGTCTTTAAAATCTTTACTTACCCGTTGAACAGGCATAAAAAACGATAAATCTATCTTATTTATTAGGGTTTTTTGAACTCATAAAGAGGTTCTGTTCCATATTCCCAGTCATCATAATCCTCATCATTGCGAATTTTTTCATGAATTTCGTTTTGATGAAAGAAATCATGTTTTTTTGGAGTCAAATCATCGTTATTAATTTCTCTAAGTAGTCTCTGGTCCATTTTTAGCTCCTGATTGGTCAAAATCAGAACTTTTTACGGGGTTTCTATCCCTCTTTGGTATTTATTTTTTAACTTCGACATAATAACCAAGTCTAACATCATTCAAATATCCATCTGCGGAGTAAAATTTAGAGTCTTCATGTAAATTTGGTGAAAAATCTAGATTTTTTCTCGTAATTTTATCGGATTCTTCCCACGATGGATATAATTTAGACCCCATTGGAAGATGCCATATCTGATCGTTTCCAGTTCTGAGGTGTATCTCAAAGGGATTTTCGTTTTTTGACTCAATGTTGATATATTCAACATCAATTTCTTGGATGAAATTCGGAATTTTGAAGTCTGGAAGTTCAACTTTCTCCCAAACTTCAAATTTGACTAGATTGTTTTCATTTTCATGAACCCCAACCATGGCACTAAATGGAATCCATTTTCCATTTTCCCTCTTATAATCAATACTGTAGTGACTACCTTCCAGATATTCGCACCAAAAGTATCCAGGGGGAACATGTTTATGAATAATCATTTCCTCTGAGTGTAAATCTGGATTTAAATTTACCTTCTTAGCACCTATTCCTTGCCCGAATAAGTTGTAAATTGGTCTTATAACGTAATCTCCTTCGGTTTTTATTGGCACACATGCTGGACCACATTCATACCCCAACCTCATAGCAACTTCTAACTTATTAAATACCCATCTGTATTGTGGATATGCTTCCCATGCCTGAGTGTCATCATCTATATTCATTTTTTTCTCCGAGATTTTTGCATAAAAAAAGCACCTTGAGGTGCTTTCACATTATTTACCCTGTCCACGATAACGTTTTTTACGTCCATTACGAGACGTTGCACTTAACAATGTACGAGCAGAACGACCCTGACGAGTTTTCTTCGGTGCTCCTGGTTCAAATACAGTCTTGTTACCACCACCTTTAGCCATTAGATTTCCTCCAGTTCAATTTCATTTGCATCATAGTTTCCGTTTTGATAATACTCTTGAGAGAGATTATCTAGAACCTCTACACATTCTTCATAAGAGAGGTCCTGATATATCTTACGTCCTTTATATAAGATATTAAAAGCCATTAGATCACACGAGTTTTTTCATGTCCAACACGAATACGAGGATCGCACCAAATCTGATATCCCTTTTCAATTGCATCAAGACAGAATGAAACATCTTCTCCACACATATCTTGTACTGCACCAGACTCAAAGACTTGCATCTTAGGAGCAAACCAAGGATATTCAAGATTCTCAAAGACACCTTTCTTAATCAGTACCCAACCAAAACCAGTATAATCAACTGTGAAAGGCTTACGACGTTTCGAGATGCTCTCCACAGTTTCGTGATTCATCACACCACCATTCTTACGGAAATCATCTTCTTCTAACCAATGAGCCACTGAAGTCGTGTGCCCATCTTCTGTGGCATACCATCCAGCAACTACTTCCTTATCTTCACCTTCTTCATTCAGAGCAAGATCACAGAGTTGCCAGAACTTATTTGAGTCAAATACAATGTCACTATCAATCCACAATTGATAATCATACTGCAGTTTACCATCCCAAGGAATTTGCTTAGGACCACGAAGAACATTTGCTCCAAGTACTTTACAACGTGCAAAGTTAACCATTGATGAGTAATCTTGAGAAATCTGAATACTCATTCCATTTTGAACTAAGTCAAAACAAAGTTGTACAAATGCTTTTAGAAAAATAAAAGAACATCCACGTCCAGGAAGACAAAATACAATACTCTTTCCCTTCATTCGTTCTTTAATTGCATCATAATCCCAATCTGCTTCTTTAGGTTTGGGTGCTGCAGCTTTAACAGTAAATCCTTTTGCCATAAGAGAAATAAACTTTCAGTTCAAATTTTAACAGTCTATATATGCCTTGTCAATGTGAAGAGTTTAGTATTGCTTCCTTATTCACATACAACTCCTCGTAAGACAAATCCTTCTGCTCATAATCCGTCTTCATAATACCTACGAGATTATTTAAAGTATTCCATGTAGTTTGGAATTCCTCCTCTCTGATAGAATGAAATATACATCTATCCTTTGCGTAGATATGATAAACCTTTTCCATAAAATTTTTTCTCCGGAATTTTTTGAATCCAGCATTATTTTGCAACCGCATTATATATGAGAACAATCAAAAACCCGATCGGCAACCCTATTAATGTAAAACATTGCCTCGGATATCTTATCAACCATCCCGCAAAGACAACCTTCCAGAAATTCCAATATGGGGATTTTCTGCGAACTTTATAAGACCTCATTGTATATCCGGAAATTTTTTATTATCGTGATACTTAGAGGTCGAATTGTCACCTCTGTAGGTTAGGGTAGTTATCGATTTTTATAAACCCCCCCCCGTTACGCCACGTATAAGAACCCCCCATAAATCGCAGGGACTGCTATAACGAATAACGA